GAGCCGCGCAAGACGGCTCGCGGTCGGCTCGCGTCGGGGGCCGCCGCAACCCCTTGATTTTATTACCCTTTTCGGCATCTGCCGTAAGTGCTTGATTTTGCTCGGGTTTTCGGTAGTCAAAAAATGACTCGCGGTCACGAAAAATCGACATTCCCCGAGGGGAAACCCATTGACTTCCGACCTCAGGTTGCTACCTTTACGCAGTAACAAAAAAGAGGTGTATCGCATGACCGATTCCAGAGAGACCGTTGCCGAGTTCCTTTCCCGTGGGGGAAAGATCACCCGAGGGAAAACCCGCAAGGCGAACGGTTTTGCTTCTCTGACCACCGGCGTCCGCGTCGGCTCGACCAAGTGTCGCGGTCGGGAAATGGCGCTCCGGGCTGCGGTCAAGGCAGAGCGCGCCGTCCGAAAGTGACCGCGAGTCATCTTTTTCCCCCGCAGGGATAGTTGACACTCACTCCTCTGCGCTTATATTTTCTAAAGCTCGCGAGAGTTGCGAGCGAACCCAAAAACCCAAAGTGAGGTATTTTTATCATGGCACAGGCACCCTACTCCGGCAAGCCCAAGCAGGACGCATTCCTGCGCGCGGCTGACGCGGCTGGCTTTCCCGCTGGCTCGGTCGTCGGCTACGCTGAGATTGACTCCATCATCGGCGACGGCACTCGTCCTTGGTGGTTGATCAACGCGGTCGAGCATCGCGCTGGTCGCGGCAAGTTTCTTCTTCCCGCGATCGGCGGTGCGGTTGCGGCTGCTGCACCTGCTCCGAAGCGCGCACCCAAGCGCGCTCCTGCTCCGAAGCCCGTTGCGGCTCCTGCTCCGGTCGCGGCTCCCGCTGCGGTCGAGCCTGTTGTTGCTCCGATCATGAAGGTCAGTTCGGTGTCCTACTCGGCTGTTCCTTCCAAGTCGGACAACTTCGTTCCGTTCGGACACTTCTCCGATCTGAAGCAGGTCTTCGATTCTGGCTTCTTCTATCCCGCCTTCATCACCGGAATGTCCGGCAACGGCAAGACGTTCGCTGTCGAGCAGGCTGCGGCTCGCTCGGGTCGCGAGTTGTTTCGCGTCAATGTGACCGTCGAGACTGACGAGGATGACCTCCTCGGTGGCTTCCGCCTCGTCGATGGCGAGACGCGATGGTTCGATGGTCCCGTGGTCGAGGCCATGCGACGCGGAGCGATCCTGCTCCTCGACGAGATTGACCTTGCGTCTAATCGGATCATGTGCCTCCAGCCTGTCCTCGAAGGCAAGCCTGTTCTTCTCAAGAAGATCAACGAGATCATCACTCCTGCTGATGGCTTCACGATCGTCGCGACGGCGAATACGAAGGGCAAGGGGTCCGACGATGGTCGCTACGTTGGAACCAACGTCCTGAACGATGCGTTCCTTGAGCGGTTCGCGATCACGTTCGAGTGGGACTACCCTGCTCCCGTGGTCGAGACCAAGATCATCGCTGGGACGCTCGGCAAGCTCGGAGTTGCCGACAAGGAGTGGGCGAAGCAGCTTGTGACTTGGGCTGGCATCACTCGCGCGTCCTTCGCTGAAGGTGCGGTTGATGAGTTGATCGCCACTCGACGGCTTGAGAAGATCGCCCAGGCTTTCGCCATCTTCGGCGACAAGCGCAAGGCTGTCGAGTTGTCGCTCAATCGCTTCGACGGCGAGACCAAGGAGGCCTTCCTTGACCTCTATGACAAGGTCGTCGGAGACGAGCCGATCTTCGAGTCCGCGGCTCCCGACGCTGCCGATGGCGAGTCGAGCGAGGTGCCGTTCTAATCACGAGCCGCGCGCTCGTCGCGCAGGCTCCCCTGCCCCGTAAGGTTTTGGGTTCCCTTACGGGGCAGGGTTTCCTACATCAAACCCTCGGAGAATATGATGGACGATTTGGATTTTCATTTGGAGCGGCTTGCTGGCGCGAGCCAAGAGTATGTCAATGAGTTCGTGGCACATTGGCTGGAGTGCGAGAGTATCGTCGAGTTGTTCGAGGAGGCATAGTAGTGTCGGATCTGTTCGGCGGCGATTACAAAAAGATAGAGGCGTTTGAAGTAGACTTCAGGGATCGTGCATTCACGAAGGGGTTTAGTTCACCTCCGACCGACGCGGAGTCGCGGCGATTGGAATATTACGATGAGTTCTCTGAGCTTGGTATTCGTTTGCTCAGAAACGATGATCAATCACCGTTTGCTGTCATGTTCGTTCCCAACCGTGACGTGGACTGGTCGAAGATTAAGGACAGGGCGGGGTGGGAAGAGTTCTACCGCGTTGACCCGGACAAGTTCTGGTTAGTCTCTGTTCGCCAGCGCAAGGAATTAATGCCGAATATCTTTACCTTGCTATGGTTCCGTTGGAGCAGTGATCTGTCCCATGATCATCCTGATTTTTCGAGGGCCTCGAACACTTTGGGTGTTCCGTTTGAATCCGAACCAGTCGAAGAGTGGATCTGGAACTACGAAACGAATACATTCATCACGCCCAAACAGGATCAGAAAGGGCGAAAAGCACCTTCTCGATCTTGGGCCCCAACCTCTATGTCTAAATAACTCTTCATTCATAGGAGGAATATATGGCTGCCAATAATTCAATCGCCTGTACGGTGACTGATGGTGATCCCGACCATATAGAGGATTTGAGTGATAATCTGGAACAACTTCTTATTGAAGCTGCGAAAGACATTGCAGAGAGAATACCTAAACTGTCAAGCGACTACGGCACAGCCCCCGACGGCATCGACCTCATTCGTTTTCATGTGCGAGAAATTCTGATGGAGAACGTCTATCTAAAAATTATGATGCCAACTTGAAATGGCATGTGACTTGCGGCTTCTAGTGTGCTATATACTAGGAGCCCTTTTTATTATGGAGGATTGAATGAAGAAGGAAATTTCGATTGAAGAGTTGCGAACGAGAAAGATTTTTGTCGCGACTCCGATGTATGGTGGTCAATGTCATGGCATGTATGCGAAGTCTTCGACTGACTTGGCCACTCAAGCTGCCAAGTATGGTATGGATGTTCGATTCTTTTACCTGTTCAATGAGAGCTTGATTACTCGTGCGCGCAACTATTTGGTCGATGAGTTTCTTCGATCAGACTGTACGCACCTGATGTTTCTTGATTCGGACATTGGATTTGCTGCTCAGGATGTTCTGGCTCTGGCTGCTATTGCAGAGCCCGGATCTGACTATGATATTGTGTGTGGTCCGTATCCGAAGAAGTGCATTGCATGGGAGCGCGTAGTTGCTGCTGTCAAGTCTGGATTGACCGACCAGTATGGCGCTCAATGGCTTGAGAACATCGTCGGAGACTTTGTATTCAATCCCGTCGAAGGCGGAGACAAGATCGACCTTGGCACCCCAGTTGAAGTGCTTGAGGGCGGAACTGGCTTTATGATGATTCAGCGGCATGTGTTTGAGAAGTGGAACGAAGCATATCCTGAATTGCTTTACACACCGGATCACAATCGTTCAGCACACTTCGATGGTCAGCGAAAGATCATGTGCTATTTCGATACCGTTATCGAGGATGAGCATAACCGCTACCTCTCCGAAGACTATATGTTCTGTCAGTGGTCGCGAAAGATCGGGCTGAAGATTTGGATGTGCCCGTGGATGGTGATGTCGCATCAGGGTGCTTATGGGTTCAATGGAAATCTTCCTGCCATTAGTGCGGTTCCAAATGCGACGCACGGAGGAATGGTTGGGCAACCGTTACCAAACAAGGTGAACCCTTTGACTCCGCCTCCGGCTGTTTCCCCTGCGCGAGCTGATGGAATTGCGTCACGAGCAGCACGGAGACGAGAAGCTGCTCAGAAGCGTCGTGAAGAACGTAAGGCAAAGAAGTCGAATGATTCTGCATAAGACGATAGCGACAGCAGGAAAGTTTGACTGGCTCACGGATCTTGATGTCAAGTTTCTGAACTATGTCAGTGAGCTTGGGGATGATCTCGTTGTTATTCTATACAACGATCGTCGGGTTGATATGGGAGTTACCAATCGAGGCAATCGTGTCAATGCTCGAATCAAACAGCTTGAAGCACTCGATTGTGTGGATTCGGTTCTTGTTACTAATCACGGAGCAGATTTTCGATACGCTCCATTTACGGACATTGAGCCGGATGATCTGAGTGTTGGTTATGAGATTGAGCAGTTGCGGCCGCACTTGTTTGTTACGCACCAACAGAAGGTGTGGGTTCATAATGAAAAGGCGTGTGAGGAATTGAAAGTTCCTATGCGTTTTGTGACAATGGAGGAATACTTTCCAGATGAGTGATTTCAAGTTTCGTGAAGACGAGTTGATGCAAGAGCTTCGCGAGTATATCGAATCTACCTACGGGCAACATTACGTTGGCGGCGCAGGTGGCAAAGAGGCACTTCAGATTCAGGAGTTGTTTCATTCGATCGGTATCGCTGTTCCGTTCTGTCAGGCTAACGCGATCAAGTATCTTTCGCGCTGGGGCAAGAAAGGAGGCAAGAATCGTAAGGATCTGCTCAAGGCTCTCCACTATACCATTCTGCTGATGTATTTCGATGATGATAATATGCCATCTTCGGATGATCAGTTGACATTTGTGCTTTAGTAACTATACTATACAAGAACGACTCTAAGAGTCTTTGATAAGGAAAATACATAATGAAGATTTCAAGTGAAACCATTTCCATTCTCCAGAACTTTGCCTCGATCAACAACGGGCTTCAGGTCAAGGCTGGAAATATTCTGCGAACCATCTCTCCGGGTAAGGCTTTGCTCGCGAGCGCAGTTGTCTCTGAGACATTCGATGACTTCTGCGTTTATGATCTGAGCCAGTTCCTTGGCACTCTTTCTCTATTCAATGATCCTGATGTTGTGTTTGAAGATGGATATGCTGTCATTACCGATGGCAACAGCAAGGTCAGGTATGTCTATGCTGATCCGAATACGATCGTGACCGTTCCTGATCGTGAGTTGACGATTGATGCCGCCATTAAGGTTGTCATCAAGAAGGAAAATCTCCAGAAGGCTCTCAAGGCAGCGAATGTGCTTGGGCTTCCCAACATCGTCATCGCAGGAGATGAGCAGGGAGACGTGGAGCTTCGCGCAACCGATGTAAAGAACAGCACATCAAACCAGATCGCTGTTGCTCTCGCAGACGATGAGATTGTTACCTCTCCCGGCAATTCGTTCTCAATGGTCTTCAAGCTCGATAACCTGAAGATCATTCAGGATGATTACGTCGTGAGTATTGCGACCAACGGAATTTCTGAGTTTGTCGGAAATACTGCGCGTTATTTTGTTGCAGTAGAGCAGGCTGACTCAAAGTTCAACTAAATAAACAGGATCAACTACTAAATGAGTTTGAACAATGAAGAGTTCCTTTGGGTCGAAAAGTATAGACCCAAAACGATTGATGAATGTATCCTACCGTCAAGTATCAAAGCCACTTTCGATGAATTCCTCAAGGCTGGGGATATTCCTAATCTTCTGCTGGCTGGTTCTGCTGGAACTGGCAAGACGACAGTAGCTCGTGCTTTATGCGAGCAGATTGGTGCGGACTACATCATCATCAATGGGTCAGAGGAAAGCGGGATTGATGTTCTACGAACGAAGATCAAGCAGTTTGCCTCTACGGTAAGTTTCAGTGGCGCGAGAAAGATGGTCATCCTCGATGAGGCCGACTATCTTAATCCTTCCTCGACGCAGCCCGCACTTCGTGGGTTCATCGAGGAGTTCTCTGGAAACTGCGGATTCGTTTTTACTTGTAACTACAAGAATCGAATTATTGACCCCATTCACTCTCGCTGTAGTGTGATCGACTTTCGTATCAACAATGCAGACAAGCCTCAGATTGCAAGCCAGTTTATGACTCGCATGGAGCATGTTCTGACCAGCGAGGGGATCGACTTCGACCGCAGAGTTATCGCGGAGCTTATCAAGAAGCACTTCCCTGATTTCAGGCGAGTAATCAATGAGCTTCAACGATATTCAGTCAGTGGGAAAATTGATACTGGCATTCTGGTACAAGTTGCTGATGTTTCTATCAAGACGCTGATGGGAGCCCTGCGTGAGAAGGACTTCAAGTCCATGCGAAAGTGGGTTGTTGAAAACATCGACAATGACCCGACGCGAATCTTCCGTAAGATTTATGATTCATTGTATGAATATATCGAACCGGAAAGCATTCCGCAGACTGTGGTTACGCTCGCGGACTACAGCTACAAGCACGCCTTCTGTGCAGATGGTGAGTTGAACCTTGTAGCCTGTTTGACCGAACTAATGGTGGACGCTAAGTTCAAGTGAGGAGGGTATGGGTGCATTGAAATATGTGAAGTGGCCAGTTAAATCTCAGTTCGACGATCCAATGACGAAAACTGAATGGGAATGGCTCGATAATAAGATGCGAGACTATATCACAGAAAGAGTGGCTGGATGTGATACCCAACAGGCAGTCTTTGCACTTGGTGAGTTGATGGCGGAATTGCACTCACAAAAAACAAAAACAGGTAACGTAAAAAATCAACGTAAGCTAGGCTTACAGCATGACTACACACTTTTTGTGTATGACCATTTGTTTGAAAGGATTCTTTAGTATGTCTGATTATATCTCTGAATATCGAACTGAAAATTTGAAAGATGGAAAGCTCACAATTCGTGAAATGCTTTCTATGGATATTAATTGGCATCCTCCTGGCCAGCGAGATACTGAGGCTAACAGCCCTGAACGTGAACGTGATTTCATTAGAGAAGTTATGAATTATGGTTATCTTTATAAGATGGCTATCGCTGAAATCTATGATAACAATGGTAAATTCACTGGAGAATATCAGGCTGTTGATGGAAGTCACCGATCTCTTGCTCTTCAACGATTCAAAGAAGGTTTTGTTGGGTGGACTCCTCCCTTCTCTCCTGATAACGAAGAACTCGTGTGGAGTGAATTAAGCAAGGAGGATAGGGACAGATTTTTGGATTATGATAAAATTGACATCGTAATCTACAAGGATTTGACGCCGGAAATGACTGGCGTTGTGTTCCGTAAGCTCAACGATGGAACAAAGGTCAACGAAGAGGAATACTTAAATTCTTTTAATGTGGAAATTCGTGATATTGTTCGCGTTCTTATTCGTGGCAGTAAGGCTCAGGTCAAATCTCCCGTGTTGGCTAGACTAGGGAGACATGCTCAACATCCTTTGTTTGCTGCGATGCAAGCTGGAGATGGATTAACTTCTTCACATATTAAGAGACACAAGCTGGATACTGTTGCCACTAAGCTCTTTGCTATTGCTTGGAAGAAATTGGTTGACGGCAAGAACATCTACGAATTTGTTAACAGTAAGAATCTTCGGCGATCATTGTATGTAGGCCCGAATAATACGCAAGGTCTTTGGAGAAAACTGGCGGATCGTGACGCGCAGTTGAGAGACGAATGTGTTCTTGAAGTTCTCGATATGTTAGATAAAATCTATGTCGTCATGTCTAAAGCTCCTAATGGTTTGAAGTCATTTTCGTCTCTTGCAACTTTTGATGGTATGATTCATCATATGCTTGGAATGGAGATAATGTATGATAAGCCTATCTCGAAAATTATTCGTGATTCAGGTAAGTATACTTCATCATGGCTTGCAGCACACGAAGAGTTGAAGGCCAACTTGCCCGGGAATCGCAAAAGTGAGTATGGAGCGATTGTGAGTGGTTGGTTTGGGGAAGAGTGGAGGTCAAAGTATAACCTTGTGATGAAGCACACTTTGAACAATGGCGGATTGGAATCAATGTCTATCAAGCCGCTTACTCACAGGAAACGATACTTTAACGCAAGTGATAAGACGATTGTGTGGAAGCGTCAGGAAGGAGTTTGTTTTCATTGTGGAAAGGAATTGGATTGGGATAATATGCAAGCACATCACAGCCCGATTCCGCATTCAAAGGGTGGGCCCACGATTCCTGATAATTGTGAGCTTCTTCATGTAGAGTGCCACGAGCAAATGCACGGTCACTGAAATGAGTGACATTTACAACAAGTCGTTCTACGATGAACGTATCAAGCAAATGCCGCTAATCTATGTTGGTGGAAGATTTAGTGATGGTGGTAAGTTACCGGAGGAGGATCAAAAAAAGAATCGCGACCTCCTCCGGTATCACTCTGCGGTGTTTACCAATCTCGGGTGGGCAGTTATATGCCCGCTGGAGATGGATATGTGGGCATATGATCGTGGGCTAATGAAGTACGAGGACTGTATTGGCAAGGATCTGGTGTTGATTTCTCGTTCAGATATGCTATTCTTAGCACCAGGCTGGGAGAAGGGAACAGGCACTCAAATTGAATTTGAGTTTGCCCAAGATCATAAGATTCCGATCATTCACGATCATATGTCTGCCCACGAGTTTCTACATGGCACATGGAGACGAATAGATGAAGTTGGGTGATTTTCTCACCTCCATCAATAAGAGCAAGCAGCCGTTGATGGACGAAGACGAGTTCGCGGAAAAGGAGTATCCTCCGTTTCCGATCAATCGGACTCTGAGTTACTTCTCGGATACCGTATTGTTCGCAAATGAGATGAACCGAAGACATTGGATCGACCATAAGCTCCAGTTCGATTATTTGCGAACATCCATTCGTCAGAAGAGCCGATTTAGTCGATGGCACAAAGCGAACATTGAGGACGATGTAAAGGTCATTCAGCAGGTGTATGGATATTCTTCGCAGCGTGCGATGGAAGTTGCCGATCTGCTCACACCAGAGCAAATGTCAGAGTTGCGTCAGAAACTCAACACAGGCGGTAAGGGTAAGATTCGCTAAAAAGGTAGAAACGCTAAATAGATAAAACTCACCGGAGGATCTATGGAAGCGTTACCTTATGTTTATCTGCTCGTTCACACACCCAGCCGGAAGCTCTACATCGGCAGTCGAAAACCAAAGTCGGCGAACGATCTGTGGGTTAGCTATTTCTCCAGCAGCAAGGTGATCAAGTCTATGCCAACAGACGAGTTCGTCCCGATCGTTCTATCGGAGCACAACACAGAGCAAGAAGCCAGAGAGGCTGAAGCTCAGTTACATGACAAGTATCAAGTCCACAAGGACGACCGCTTTCTCAATCAAGCAACGGCTCGTCAGAAGTTCTACACTAACGGCGCACAAACACCAGAGCATAGAAGTAAGATTTCAGAAGCTCTCAAGGGTAAGAAGAAGTCCGCCGAGACCCGTAGGAAGATGTCCGAAGCGAAGAAGGGTAAGAAGAAGTCCGCCGAGCACCGACAGAACATATCAGAGGCTCTGAAGGGCAACAAGAACGCGAAAAAATCTAAATAGTCACTCCGAGGAAGGAGTGACAAAATGGCAACTGATGATATTTTTAATGGGCTGGGTGTTGAAGTTACTTTACCAGGTGATGAAAACTTCCTGAAAGTTAAAGAAACCCTTACGAGAATAGGTATAGCATCCAAGCAGAATATGACGCTGAATCAATCCTGTCATATATTACATAAGCGTGGAAGATATGCTATACTACATTTCAAGGAATTGTTTATTCTCGATGGCAAAAGTGGTCGAACGAACTTCACAGATGAGGACGCACAAAGGAGAAATACAATCTCTGCGTTGCTCGCAGAGTGGGGGCTGGTGAATTTAGTGGATGATGTTGGAGAAAAACTCTCAATGAGAAGTATTAAAATTGTGCCATATAGAGAAAAAGCACAATGGAATCTCGTGTCTAAGTATACGATAGGAAACGATAAAAATGAAAACTCTACTTGAAGCAAGTCTTACCCGAATTTATCAGAAAACGCAAAAGTATGCTGTTGGAGCAGTAACGGCTGAGCGTGGTGGTAGATCCAAGGCTGAGAACAAGGCCAATAACAAGAAAGTTTTAGCCTATCTTCTCGACAAAGGTTACTCGGTAATCAAGGTGAAGGGTAGCTACATGGAGAATTTCGGAAGTGAGGATGAGCGCGAAGTTGGAGAAGAGTCATTCTTTGTAGCCAATCACAAGGTTGATGGTGATGATGGCGGAGAGCTTGAGCGCGATCTTATCAAGCTCGGTCGTCTATACGATCAGGATAGTATCCTGAGCGTTCCCTTCGGTACGAAGGGATACCTTTACGGAACGTCTAAGCGCAGCAACGCCTTTCCCGATTACGATCAGAAGCACGTTGTCGGAAAGCCTGTATTTGGCGATGCGAAAGGTCAATTTTTCTCTCGTGTTCGCGGCCGGAAGTTCGCAGTCGAGGCAGCAGAGGAGTTGGAAGTTCCGAATACTCGCAACGGTAAATGGGCAATGAGTCTAATGGCCGTTGAAGTGAGAAATGCAATTAATAACCTTGAGGAGTGATTTGGCGTGATTAATGATGATGATTTCTTTTCTATTGTAAAAAGAGATGCTGGTTACTATATCATAGATTTTGAAAATGTAGAAGAAAATCTTGAAACAAGCGCAAAGATATTTGGCCCGTTTCGGACTGAAGATGGCGCTGAAGAATTTATAGATAAGTTTCTATCAGCAGGATTCACCTCTGATGGTATTCTATTTCTTGAGGATCAGTAGTGCGTTATTATAGAATGTTTGATGAAGTCGAGCATCCCACGCTCGCAACCGCTGGTTCAGCCTGTGTTGACATTAGAGCATATTGCCCGAACGGTTCTTACATCATTGATCCGGGGCAGAGACTTTTGATTCGCACCGGGCTTATCTTTGACATTCCTGACGGATACAGTATTAGACTTCATCCTCGGTCGGGGCTATCTATCAAGAATGGCATCACACTTATTAACGCAGAAGGTGTGATTGACTCTGATTATGTAGAAGAAGTGAAGATTCCTATCATCAATCTTGGGCATCATCAGTTTACCGTTAATCATGGAGAGCGTGTATGTCAGGCTGAGCTTGTTGAAAACTACACTCCCTATCCTCAAGAGATTATGGAACCTCCTGCGCGCAAGACAACCCGGGCGGGAGGATTTGGTTCTACAGGAGTAAACTAATATGATTATGGATGGCCGGCCACCGACGACAACACCGCTTTATCGAAAACCAGAGACACGAATCATCAATAAAGTATTCCTTCATTGTTCTGCTTCTGGTCTTCCTGAACATGCTCGTGTTGATGTGATTGATATGTGGCATCGTAAGAGAGGATTCGATGAGATCGGCTATCACTACTTCATTGACTTTGAAGGAAAGATATGGCATGGTCGAGACATTGAAAAGAAGCCAGCAGCGCAGAAGGGGCACAACACAGGATCAGTTGCGATTTGTTTGGCAGGATTACGACAGACAGACTTTCGTTTAGTTCAGCTCGATTCATTGATTCACTTGTGTTACGAGATCAATCACGCACACAACGGCAATGTTACTTTTCATGGGCATTGCGAAGTATCAAACAAATCGTGCCCAGTCTTTGATTACAAGCATTATCTAAAGCTCGATGCTGATGGTGTGCTTGGAGGAAACAGAACAGATATTACTGCTGCACTTGAATTGTTCGATACCGGAGTTGCGATTGTTCAACTTCAGCGGCAACTAAATCATTGGTTAGGTTCCAATGGAAAACGAATGGTTCATGTTGATGGCGTGTTCGGTAATGAAACTGCTCAAGCAGTTATTGATTTTCAAATTGCAAATGACTTGCCACCAACAGGCCGGGTCGATAGTCTAACGAAGCTACAGCTTCCGATACTTGTATATCATGGAGGGCAAGAAAATGAGTGAAGTGAAAGTGATTCATCCTATCAGCGGGTCTGCTCCGATCATTGCCAAAGTGTCAAAACTTCATCGAGATGAGTATTATACACTTGAAAATCCCTTCTCTTTGATGTATTATAGGGATGAAGATAACAACGAGAGAGTCAGCATCGGCAATATCCTCGTGTATGCCAAAGGCAATAAAGTGGACATAAAGGCCGATCATATTCTGTTCATCTATGAACCTTCGGATGAAACTCTCGAATTTTACAACAAGAAAGTGATTGATGCCGGTTGACAGACTTTACACTAGCGTAGAGAACTTCAAAGGAAAACTTCTCTATCGCGGTTACGAGAATGGGCGACGGGTTCAGCAGCGTGCTAACTTCAAGCCCACTCTATATGTCCCGTCTAACGAACCTACCGGATGGCAGGCGTTGGATGGGACTTTCGTGCTTCCGCGACCTCAAGAGAGTATCAAAGCGTCTCGTGATTTCATCGACCGCTATAAGGGAATGTCTAACTTCAATGTGTATGGCAACATTCCCCCGCAATACGAGTTTATCAACAAAGCATTTCCCAAAACGATTGACTACAATGCTGATTTGATTCGTGTAGCGTATCTGGACATCGAGGTCGAAACGCGAAACGGATTTGCCGAACCCGCTGACGCGGATCAACCCATTACTGCTATCTCTCTCAAGAGTGCTGGGCAGTTTTACGTTTTTGGCCTCAAAGACTATGACGTTCGACATGAGAATGTTCAGTTCTACTTGGCTGAAGATGAAGAGGATCTTCTTCGACAATTCATTGCGACTTGGCGTGCTTTGGATGTGGATGTTGTGACTGGATGGAATGTTCAGTTCTTCGATATTCCGTATCTGGTTAATCGTATTACGAATGTGTTTGATCTGGATACCTCGCGCAAGTTGTCTCCGTGGGGGCATTTCACGACGCGCAATGCGATCATTCATGGTCGTGAGCAAGTAGCTATGACACTTGTTGGAATTGCTATTCTCGATTATCTTGAGCTTTATAAGAAGTTCACCTTCACGCAGCAATCGAGCTACAAGCTGAATCATATCGCATATATCGAGTTGCGTCAGGAGAAGGTTGATTACTCCGAGTATGGCACTCTACATGATTTGTATGACAATGACTATCAGAAGTTCATTGACTACAACATCCAAGACGTTGAGCTTATCGAGCGGCTTGAAGCAAAGATGAAGTTCATTGAGCAAGCCTATGCTCTGGCTTACTCTGCGAAAGTCAATCTCAACGATGTATTCTCGCAAGTGCGTATGTGGGATGTGATGATTCACAATTATTTGATGGAGCGCCACATTGTCATTCCGCAAAAGAAGGAGTCCAAGAAGGATGAAAAGTATGCGGGTGCTTACGTCGCTGAACCCATTACTGGTATGCACGATTGGGTTGTGAGCTTCGACCTTGCGTCTCTGTATCCGCATTTGATTATGATGTATAACATTTCGCCGGAGACGTTGACTTCACATACCGAGAAGATTGACATTCAGGATGTGATTGATCGCAAGGTATCGTTCAAAGACTCGGATGTGTGCGTTGCTGCAAATGGTCACACATTCCGGCGTGATGTTCGTGGGTTTCTTCCTGAAATGATGCAGATGTTGTATAATCAGCGCAAGGAATATAAGCGAGAGATGATCGAAGCAGAGCAAGAGCTTGTTGATTGTGCAGGTGGACTGGCTGAACGCGCGGCGATCGAAAACAAGATCGCGAAGTTCAAAAACTTCCAGCTCGCTCGTAAGGTTCAGCTTAACTCAGCTTATGGCGCTTTGGGGAATCAATACTTTCGCCACTACGATCTGCGACAAGCGGAAGCGATTACCATGTCCGGGCAGCTTTCTATTCGTTGGATCGCGGCTCGATTGAATGAGTTTCTGAACAAAGCATGTGGAACAGAAGACAACCAGTTCGTCATCGCAGGTGACACAGATTCGGTTTATCTGAATCTCAAGCCTGTAGTGGATAAGTTCTACGGCGACAATCTCCCTGAAACAAGCAAAGTCATTGATTTCCTTGACAGTCTGTGCCAGAAGAAGATCCAACCTTTCATTGACAAGTCGTATCAGGAGTTGTCCGATACGATGAATGCCTATGAACAGAAGATGGATATGGAACGAGAAGTCATCGCGGATCGTGGCGTGTGGGTCGCCAAGAAGCGATACATGCTCAACGTCCATGATAGCGAGGGTGTGCGCTACGATGAGCCGAAGTTGAAGATCATGGGTCTGGAAGCAGTCAAGTCTTCGACTCCGGCAGCTTGCCGTGATAATCTCAAGAAAGTGATGCGATTGATCCTGACTCATACTGAAAGCGATGTGATTGATTTCATTGAAGCGTTTCGTAAGGAGTTCAAGACATTGCCTTTGGATGAGATTGCATTTCCTCGTGGCGTTAATGGTCTGCGAAAGTATCGGTCAGCAGATACCATTTGGAAGAAAAGCACTCCGATTCATGTCAAGGGAGCATTGATATATAATCACATGCGCGAAGAGCGTGGTGTTGCGAAGAAGTATGAAGAGATTCGTGATGGCGACAAGCTCAAGTTTGTTCATCTTCGTGAACCAAACGAAGCTATGGCTCCCGTCATTTCATTCCCCGATGATCGCATTCCGACTGAGTTTAATCTAAGCAATGTGATCGACCATGACACTCAGTTCGATAAGGCGTTCGTCGAACCGTTGAAGATCATTCTCGATACGATTGGATGGCAAACAGAACGCAAATCCACTTTGGAGGCATTCTTCTCGTGAGTTACTATATGATGATCAGCAAAGACAACTGCCCGTATTGTGTAAAAGCAAAAGCGTTGTTCAAGACGTATGACGTTCCCGTTGATGTGCTGAATGTTCCTGATGATCTTAGTCGGGATGAGTTCATCAATATATTTGAAGGTATGGAACAACCTCTGACTGTTCCTAAGGTATATGCTGGAAGCGAAGTGATCGGCGGATACCAAGAATTGGTTGAATATTTTAGGGAGCTTGGTGAAAGATGAGTTTTTTCAAAGACATTACACGGTCGATCAGTAAGATCAATCCTGATGTAAATGAGTTCGGTGATGTTGAAGCGTGGGTGGATACTGGTTCGTATGTGCTGAATGCTCTTTTGAGCGGAAGCATTTATGGTGGCATCCCAAATAACAAGATCGTCGCGCTGGCTGGTGAGAGTTCTACTGGTAAGACGTTTTTCACTCTGGGTATTGTCAAACAATTTCTTAAAGACAATCCTGAAGGTGCGTGCTTCTACTTTGAGAGTGAGGATGCCATTACGAAGCAGATGTTGATCGAGCGTGACATTGATCCTGATCGTGTTATCTCTGTTCCGGTCGCGACCGTTCAGGAGTTTCGGCATCAAGCTGTTACGATTCTCGACAAGTATCTGGAGGTAGCCGAGAAGGATCGCCCTCCGATGATGTTCTGTTTGGATAGTCTCGGAATGCTCTCGACGACCAAAGAGATTGAAGATACCGCTGAAGGTAAAGAGACACGAGACATGACGCGAGCGCAGCTCGTTCGTGCAACCTTTCGTGTGTTGACGTTGAAGCTCGGTAAGGCTGGCGTTCCGATGATCGTCACCAATCACACCTACGAGACGATGGGCATGTTCTCGACGAAGGAGATGAGTGGTGGCGCTGGTCTGAAGTATGCCTCTGACTACATCGTGTTTCTTTCTAAGAAGAAGGAGAAGGATGGGACTGAGGTTGTTGGAAACATCATTCATTGTCTGAACAAGAAGAGCCGATTGACCAAAGAAAATATGATGATTGATGTGTTGCTTCGCTACGATAGTGGTTTGTCGCGACACTATGGGCTTCTTGAGTTGGCTGTTGAAGCTGGTGTGTTCAAGAAGATGTCAACCAAGTTTGAGCTGCCTGATGGAACAACCCAGTTCGGCAAGACGATCCTGAAGAACCCGGAGAAGTATTTCACAAAGGAAGTGTTGGATGCGATCGACGGCGTTTGTAAATCGAAGTTCTGTTATGGGTCTGCGATCGTAGAGGAGGAAACCGATGAGCAAGGTGAGTGAACGATATGAGATGGTCCCTGATCTCGATGGCACAGAAGATGCTTGGTGTATTCGTCTGAAAGAAGAGCCATTTGAAGGTGTCATTTATCGGTACGGTAAAGTTAAACTACAGGTAAATGAAGAGAATGATGATAATTTGACAGCCAACTTCGTCTATGATATTCTTGTTGTTCCTGAACAGTTACAGGAGCAGACTTTTGAGGATGAAGTCAAGTGGGACTTTGAGAGATTGATCGGAGACATTCTGATGGACATTGTTCAGACCGCGATCGACAACTCGGAAGTAACCGAAACAGAAGATGAAGATGGAAATCTTACCATCAAACGAAAGGTGACGTTTTAGTGGATAGAGTGGAATACACAATCATTCGCAACCTAGTCCGTAATGAAGACTTTGCGCGAAAGGTCGTTCCGTTTATTGATCCTGAGTATTTCAGCATCAAGGCGGAGCGGACCATCATTGAACAAATCGTTGAGTTCTTTTCGGAGTATAATGCGTCCCCAACTCCAGAAACGCTTGCGATTGACTTGAATGAAAAACGTGGAATCACCGAGACTGAGTTCAAAGATATTCAAGAGACATTGAATCAAATCTCTTCCAATGCTCCGGCCCCCGACGCTGACTGGCTCGTCGATACTACAGAGAAGTTCTGTAAGGATCGCGCGGTGTTCAACGCTGTGCGTGAGAGTATTGCTATTCTCGACGGGCAAGGGCAGGTGACGAAGGAAGCTATTCCAGACATTCTATCGAAGGCTCTGGGTGTTTCTTTTGATACCAACGTCGGGCATGATTATCTTGAAGACGCAGACGAACGATTTAACTTCTATCACAATACCGAGACGCACATTCCGTTTGACCTTGATTATTTCAACAAGATCACAAACGGTGGATTAGTTCCGAAAACATTCAATGTGTTGATGGGTGGACCCGGAACTGGCAAAACGCTTGTTATGTGTCATATGGCAGCAGCGTATCTTGCTCAAGGTAAAGACGTTCTTTACATCACAATGGAAATGGCGGAGGAGCGCATCTCTGAGCGCATTGATGCAAACCTGCTGAACGTGCCTATCAAGGATATTCAGCACTTAAGCAAAGAAAAGTATGACGAGAAGATCGGGAAGCTGAGAAAGAAAACGGACGGCAAGCTAATCGTCAAAGAGTATCCCACTTCACAAGCTGGATCTGCTCACTTCCGCCATCTGCTCAACGAGCTGAAGCTGAAGAAGGATTGGCAGCCCGAGATTATCTTTGTCGATTATCTCAACATCTGTATGTCATCTCGCTTCAAGTTCGGAGCAAACGTGAACTCATACACTTATATCAAAAGCATCGCAGAGGAGCTTCGCGGTCTTGCCGTGGAGCGAGAGGTTATTCTCATCTCCGCAACCCAAGTCAATCGAGAAGGATATGGATCGAGTGACATTGCGATGGAAAATGTATCCGAGAGCTTTGGGCTCCCGGCTACTGCGGACTTGTTTCTTGGAATCATCACTAACGACGAGCTTCAGCAGTTGAATCAGTTGATGATCAAACAGTTGAAAAATCGCTACAACGACCCTACCGAGAATGCAAAGTTTGTGGTAGGCGTGGATCGGAGCAAAATGAGACTGTATGATTGTGAGCAATCGGCTCAAAAGGATGTGGACAATGGCCCTGCATTCGATAAGACCGAGTTCGGCAGTCGAGAGTCTGGAAGAGATTTTTCTGGGATCAAGGTACTCTAAATACGGGTGGAGGATTGATCCTTCACCTTTTGCAAAAGGAGAACATCATGGAATGGCTAACAGCTAACATTGGCAACATCTTTCAGATTATTACAGGTGTTGTTGGTATTGCTGCTATCGTTGCAACCATGACACCGAACGACAGCGATAATGCGCTTATTCAGAAGATTCTGGATTTCGTTAATCTGCTTGGCGCAAACGTCGGTAACGCACGCAACGCATAGCACGAATCTGATTGATTCACAGCCCGCTATCTTCGGATAGCGGGCTTTTTCAGGTCTTGCTGTGGCATAAATAGGGGAAGCAACAGGAGGGTTTCCCATGGCAGGTGCAGCAGCGGAGAGACAAGAATCAGGCCTCGTGTCTGCGATCAAGTCTGCGGTCAAGAAAAACAAAGGTAATCCGATCACACTTGTCGCAGGTAACACAACTCTGACAGCCGTGATCGACGCGACAAAGTATGGAGGGCGTCAGGTCACGGGATCGGAGCCGTACACTGACGTTATCATTTATAGACGAGTAAGAGGGAAGAAGGTCGCAGTGAACCTTTCAATGAAAGGAGAGTCTGCTCCATCTTTGGCTGGTGGCGGATTGCGCGGAATCGAACTTGCGGTTCCGGGGCTGGGTGCCAGGTTCTTCAGAGCGGCGCACAAGGGATTGTTGAATGAGGGACATAACCCCGGAGACAAGATCCCAGATGTGTTTGGTAAGATTAGTACCACATATAAGAAGAAGATCGTTATTGGAAACAAAGCGATGGGTGGCCCAATTCATTATATGTATATCGGTCCAATGACTGTTAGCAACACATACGATGCGAAGAAGAACACCTTGACAGTAAACGGTGGGCTACATGAAGCAAATGAGTATGCTGAAACGCATGATCTGTATTTTCGACTTCGGGCCCGACGAATAGATCAGCGATTCGACCCAGACGCGAAAGATCCTAGAGGGGTTCCAAAAATATATGGCAAATCGCCATCGCGAGGAGACTCTGCTGGACGCTTGGTGGTAACGGATAAGGTACCAAAGACGGCATTGGTGATAACTGTTAGATGACATTCAACGACTTCTTGACAGAGAATAATACCTTTCGTGGAGATGCGAATGAGATCGTTCTGGGAGTTCAGCTCGCAGGATCATGGGATAGTATTGTCAACTCATCAGAAGTCAAAAAAGCTCTCAAGGTTCGTCGCGATGCGCTCGATCCAGAAGAATACGCAGAGGAAGAACGCAGAGCGAAGACCATGGCACCCGAGCTGAGAACTTGGTTTGATGAACAAGGTTTTGGTAAGATCAAGACAGTCGAGTGGGTGGGCAGAACGACATCCGATTCACCTAACGCTGTGGATTTGATCGTGACATTCACGGACGGAAAGACATTTGGTGTCTCTGCGAAGAGTACCGGGCAAGGAAGAGAGATTGTCTATCAGTCAGCAGGGCTTGGTACGATTGATTCCGCGCTCAAGACCAATCTCGTGGACATCCGAAACAGAGCAGAGCAGCGATTCATTGAAAAATACAACCTATCGGATCAGCCTATTCGTCGCAAGGAAGAGATTCGAGGGAATCCTATCATGGTAAATAAAGCCAACGATGAACGCAGTGTGATACTTCGGAACATTAGAAATACGCTCTATCGCAAGTTGGATATGATGCCACAGCCTAAGCTAAAGCAATTTATATCCACCCAACTGTTAGGTGATAACACCCATTCTTTGAGTTATGTTCAGGTGACGGGGCATGGATCAGGTAAAGTCACGATCACCAATCCCAAGAAGAATGAAAAGCGAACAGCTTTGAAGACACAGAAGGTCGTCATGGACAAAAGCGGCAACGATTCAATTACCTTCAAAGCAGGGGACATAAATATAGCAAGGGTAAGAATCAAGTATGGTACAGTTCCGCTTGCGACCCCGATTGAAGTTTCTATTGATCCTTGGTCTATTGTGAGGAGTGAGTAAATGAGTGCCGAACTGGGAAGACATATGACAATTATTACAGGTGTTATTGCAATTATAGGCGCTCTTTTTGCTAGTGTCGAAGGTTATCGTGCTTTTTTGAATCGCATTGATGAGCTACACGCGCAGATCGCTCGGCTCGAAGAGGTTGAGGAACAACTTGAAGAGCAAGTTGAGAGAATGGATTATAGACTCAATATTCACAGTAATCGTTGGGCAGCACACTACGGGCTCTGGGGTGACAGCATTGAACGAAAGTCTCGTGAGACTGGAATAGACGTTCGTGCTTTAAGGTCAGCAGGCCCGCCAGAAACATTGGAGTAGTTCAATGCGTAAGCTATTTTACATACTGGTCTGTATTGTTGCTGTTCTTCAACTCGGATCATTTATTAGTCTCAATTTGGGTGGTGGCCTTAATGCACAAGCCAGAAAAATAGGGTTACAAACCAATCAAATTGAGATAGCGAGATTTAATACTTTGTGGAGTGCGGAAGGAGGATCTGGCCCGATTCAAGATGATAGAGCTGAACTTCAGCAAATCGCAAACAGCGCCAAAGATTCATGGGCAACTTTACATGACATAGCTGCTGGAACTTGGGGGTCTGAAAATAATGAATGTGCGCCAAATTCTGGTAAACAATTTATTGACAATTTTGATAGAAATCCCACGAGGATTAATATATCTTTAGACGAATTGAGTAATGACATCACTTGTGGCGGCTCGCCTAACACCTGTGAATGGGAAATAAAATTTGCAGATCATCAAGTTCCTCCTAGAAGTGGTAATTATACGAATTTTACGGGAACGATTGGAGTTCATGCTAATAGGCTTTTCACAGGTGAACAAATCAGAGCAAGATTAGTAAATAATGCCACAAACCAAGCTGATACTATATCGCAATATGCTGCTGTAGAATTGGCTCTTAGTTCGGGAGGTTATGTAAGCGGGGTAACTCTTCGCGATGAAGGGCTTTCTGATTTAGGAACAGGTAGTTTTTATGCTTTTACAGTAAATAGCATTTACGGTTATTCACTTTGGGCTTGTGACGGAAGAATAGAGTGTGAAGAGTTGGCATTTATTCCTTTTTTTCTTGATGCTGGGCAGACCCAAGTTGGGCCATTAAAACTTTGGGGGACTGCGGTCGGCGAGCGTGGGCATTCTCTTGGAGTTGAGGTTGAAGGAACTGGAGATGATGTTAAATTTAATTTATGGCATTGGAGTAATACCAATAATCCTGATATGTCGATTGATGGAATTGCGTATTTGAATGGCCCTCCTGCAAGAGAAAACTGGGGGAATCCACACCTAACAGTATGTCAAACTGGATGTGATTATACGTTTACTACTCTTCCGTCTGCTACTAGCGCGGGCCCTGCTGATATAGGAAAGAGGGGTGGCATAATTACTAGGAACCCCATGCAGTATAGATTTGATAATTGGATGTTTGGGGATAGTTCTTCTGTTGGAGGATCAACTAATGTTAAATTTGACGCAGAAAAGGCTGCTTCTGATATTTTTGCTATGACTCTTTATGGTGCAATGTTAGATACTGCATCTGCTGGAAGCGGAGATGCTTATTTTGCTGCCGCAAAAACCAGAATAAATGAATTTGAGGCTATCACAAGTATTGAATTTGGCACAAACAATGTAACAGATCCTAATACAAATACTTGCATTTATGATTTTAGTATAGCTGTTCCACAACTAATTGAATCAGCTTGGCTGATGGAAGATGTTGAATACACTTCTTGGTCAGAAAATGATAGAAATCAATTAGTAGAGTGGATGAAATCTACTATATTTACCCCTATAAGTTGGGCAGCATTAACTAAGAAGAATTACTGGGGCATATCAGCTATAGGTGGAACAATGGCAATCGCAGAATATAGTAAATACACTCAGGCCGGAGAAATTTTAACATTATATCCTGATACAACTGTCGATAGTGTTCAATTTATATCAACCAGAATCAAAAAAATATTTGATGAATGGATAAGTAATAAACCAATCGGGGGAAAAGATACATTCAGAGATAGCACTTGCAATTCTTATGGTCTTAATTTTCCATATGGGCTTCAAGCAACAGGAGCATTTCCTGATGAACTTATAGTTGAAGGGGGATCTAATAATTGCGATGCAACCTCTATATCTTTTTCTTGCCCAAGTGCAATCTCTTCTCCAGTAAGGGCTGACTGTGGGCAAGCACATTATCAGCAACAATTAGCTACGGTAGGACTATCTAAAGTTTGTGAAATGTTTCGTAGAATTGACGGAGACGGTAGACGATGTTTTGATATATCTCCACATGATACAGGACCAAATCCAAATCAAGCACTATATGATGCCATAGTCTTTTCCACCACAGAATTTAATGTTACTGGTGGTAGTTATCAAGGCACATTTAATGACTATTATACAACGGATGAAGCACAAGCATATCGCTATGTCGCAGGTACATACTATAATGATTTTTGTATGTATTTTTCATTAAATGATGGAACAGTAGGAGTTAGAGGTGGGAACAATTATCCTTTTGCAAAAATCACACACCGAGAAGGCGTAGCGCATAGTAACTCATTTTTGCCTTTAAGTTTTTATGGTTGTGCTGCATTTGGGACACCAACAGACCCAGAAAGTATATTTATTGACGAAGGTGCCAATATTTGGAATACAGGAGTATGGGATACTACGATATGGGGAAATTAGACGAAGTATATAAGAACTCAGGGCTTGGAAAGTGGTTTCATAATCAATCTGCTGGTGGAGAGCCTGGGTGGGATCGCTATGACAGCAAAGGCGAGAAAGCTGGCAAGTGCGGTGATAGCAAGCCAGGTGAGCCTTATGCTGCGTGTCTATCCAAGCAGAAAGCAGCCAAGCTAGGAAAGAAGGGCGTCAAGTCCTTTGTTTTACGCAAGCGAGCAAAGCAACGCGAGCTAGGCAAAGGAAAGAAAGACATTAGTGGCAAAGGGAACAAGCCTATCAATGTAAAGACAGGCGTGACGGACAAAGATCCTAACAAGAGAGGAATACAAGAAATGAGTAAGTCATTCGACGATTTTCGCACGGAACTACAAGAGAAGAATGTTCCTACGAACCCGACGTTGTGGGCTTCTGTTCTCGCAACGACCCGTTCAAAGTTTGATGTGTATCCTTCAGCATATGCTAACGCATGGGCAGCAAAAGAATATAAGAAGAAGGGTGGAGGATGGCGCAAGTCCAAGGGTAAGGTAGACGAGGCTCTTATTGTTGCTCTTGATGAAATCTCTCTGGAAACTAAAAATCGTGCGTATGCTAAGATGCGTGATCGTGCTTATGATACCGAAAGAAAGATGAAGACATCGGATGATCCGTATAGTGGATATGATCATAGAATTGCATCGAATCGAGCCAAGAAGACGTTGAGGCGCATTGAAGATAAGCATGGGTCCGGGGAGAAATGGAAGACGAAGAAGCGGGAAGATAGTCGCATATTGAGGAAACGAATAGACGACAATCAAAAAGACTATGAAGCGAACAATAAGGCTGCTGCTGAAAAGGCTGAGCAAAAACGAGCTGCTAAAGCTGCTCGGGAAAGAGAACGACGTGCTGCACGAAAGGCGGCTAAGAATGAAGAGTTCGAGCAGATTATCGAGAAGTCTGCTGCGTGGCAACGCAAGGAAGGCAAGAATCAGGAAGGTGGATTGAACGCAAAGGGTCGTGCTTCATACGAACGCGAGAATCCCGGCAGCGATCTGAAAGCTCCAGTTTCCGCAGCACAAGCAAAGAAGAGCAAGGGTGGAAAGGCTGCGAAACGTCGCAAGTCATTCTGCGCTCGAATGGGTGGAATGCCCGGACCAATGAAAGACGAGAAAGGTCGTCCAACTCGCAAGGCACTAGCCTTGAGAAAGTGGGATTGCTAAGTGGAATCATTCCGCCAATATATTGTTGAAGAGAAAGGGCAAAAGAACCTTCATATGACTCATTTGGAAGAGCTTATTCTTCTGAATGGAGTGACTGGCGGCCGCGATTCGATCAACTTTCTGCGTTCGGTTCGAGACATGCTAGCCGGGCAGAGCAAGAAATCGGTTAACATAACAGTCAAATGGGACGGCGCACCTGCTATTTTTGCTGGTATTGATCCCGAAGACGGAAAGTTTTTTGTTGGAACCAAAGGAGTATTCAACAAGACACCCAAGTATGTTAAGTCGAAAGCTGATCTGTCTCAATATGGATCTGGGCTACAGGACAAATTGAGTATCGCATTTGATGAACTCAAAAAGATGAATATACCAAAAGGAGTTGTTCTCCAAGGTGATATGCTGTATGGGCCTGGTGATTTGGAAGAGAAAGACTTTGATGGCGTGAGTCATGTGACATTTACTCCGAACACGATCACATATGCTATTCCAAGCAATTCTGCTCTGGCCAAGCGAGTGAAGAAAAGTAAAATAGGAGTTATCTTTCACACCACATATACCGGTGACACATTACAAGATATGACAGCCTCATTTGGTGCCGATGTGTCTAAGCTACGAAGAACGGGTAGTGTATTTTTTGATAATGCAGATTACCGTGACGTATCAGGAACAGCTACATTGACAGCGAACGAAACAACTGAAGTCACTCGTTATCTATCTCGTGCGGGAACAGTATTCCAAAAGATTCCCGGGCCAGCTCTACGAAAGTTTCTGACGTTTCAGCAATCATTGTCTGGATCGGTTTCTGGAGCTTCTTTTGCCACATATACCAATAGTCTGATTCGTCAGGGTAAGACGATCACAGATCCGCGTAAGCACACCAGAGAATATAGAGAGTATTTCAAGAACTACTGGGAGACGAAGGTGATTGCGAAGGTGAAGAGCCCTGAGAAGATCGAAGAGAAGCGTCGGCTCCTGAAGGAGCATCTTCGTGCGATTGCTGAGATTGAAGTTACCCTAAGAAGTGTCATTGAGTTTCAGATTAACATCATGGCAGCAAAGAATATGTTGGTAAGAAAACTCAACACTGCTGGAGGAATGGCGAGAACCTTTGTTAAGGTGAACGACGGTTATCGCGCGACTACACCAGAAGGATTTGTTGCGATTGACAGAATGAGTGGAAATGCGGTTAAACTCGTGGATCGACTGGAGTTCTCTCATCTCAACTTCACAGTAGCC